ACCAGAAGTTGTGGGTGTCCTAATATGATGACTGTTACAGGAGATATTTTAACAGCATCAGACCTATCTAAAACTATCGTAGTAAGCAGAACTCAGGAAGAAGAAAAGGATAAACTTACATCACAAGATTTAGAGTGGCAAGAACAAAGAAGAAAACGTAAAGTTCGTAAACTCGATTTTGAAACCAGATAAATAAAGTCTCTATACACTGGTAGAATTCTATTCATTTTTATGGAAGATAAGATTCAATCAGAACTAAAAGCGGTTCAGAAAAAACTAGAAGATATTGAAAAGAAGCAAGAGATGTTGAATAAGATTCAGCAATTAGATCGTCAGCATCAAAAAATGATGGGGGAACGCCCATCTGGACACGTTCACGAAATGATGTAACAATATATAATTGTAATACTTGACAAAGGTGTTATACTAAGAACGTATAATGAAAACTATGGACAAGCACGACATTCCCATCTTAGGGGATTTCTATACCAAAGCAGAAGTTGATGCGATGGTGGCTGAAGCAGTTGAAGAGGCAAGGAGAATAGATGAAGCTTCAATGGCAAAACATAATCGTGAAGCAACTATCATTAGTATGATACTTGGGTTCACTGCTCTTGCACTATTTCTTGATGGATTATTCCGTATACTTGGAATCATTCCTCCCTTTATGCATCTTGATGTGAATGTTATTGATCAGATTAAAGAACAGGTAGAAACTGACATACTAGATGATGTTATAGATAAAGTACGTCAAGTGCCAATTAAAAAATTACTTAATCGATGATTTTAGAAACTTTCCTAGTCCTTGCCGCACTTCCATTTGTCGGACTAACACTTTTCTTTGGGAGTAAGAATGGATACTATGATAGTGATGATTACACTGGTGATGGTTGTGCTCACGATGTAAAAAGATGAATCCAATAACAGACATAGTTTTCTCATTAACATGGATATTTCTTTTGGTATGGGCAGTTCGTTCTGTTGTTTCAGGATGGAGATCTAATGCTGTTAAGAGTTATAATGCTGACACATGGACTACTGAGGTTACCAAACGTCTTCATCCAGAGATGATAGATGTAGAACCTGGTGAAAAGTTATTGGGTGTTAGTTTTGATAAGAAAACAAGTTGCGATTTGGATGAATACAGAGCTTTACAAGAAAGGATAGAAGAGTTAAAATTAGAATTGGAGAGTGATGAAGAAGATGATGATGATGATGGAGATGTTCCCGCACTATTAAAAAAATGATTTTAGTTTTTATTATCGTAGGATTATTGTTCTTTATTATGGGGTATGGATTATACCTCACAATAGGACCAGGTAAAACAGACTTACGTGATCCTATTGATGAACATGCCAAGATGCATGAACTCGGTATTGCCCACGGTCATGGTGGAAATAAGGGTGCATATGAGATGTCTGGTAAACTAACCCATAAACACGATGAGGTAGAATGAAAGTACTTGGAGTAGTGAGTAAAGAGAATGTTTTAACTCCAAAGGATTGTGATTTTTTTCTTTCTTATTATAAGAAGCAGAAGAATATTGGTGAGTGGAATAATGGTGAGTGGAATGATCAATCTCTAAGACGTTCTGCTCCCAACCTAACTAGATATTTTAACCTTAGGGACATTCCTTTTTATCATTTGCGAATGTGGTTATTGTGGAGATTGCATCTTAGGAGAGTAAAAAAAGATTTTCCTTTTTTGAAATTTAATTATGGGCAGATAGTGCATTGGTCTCATGGATCTAGTAAAGGTTTTCATGTTGATGTAGATTATCCTCCTAGTAAATATATTGGTAGTGGTATTGTGGATTGGACTTCTGTTTGTTATTTAAATGATGACTTCGGAGGGGGAGAAACTATTGTAAGTGATACTGCATTTTACCCCAAGAAGGGAAAACTAGTAGTCTTTAATAGTAAAAAACTTATGCATGGAGTAGGAAGAGTTAATGGTAACAGGTATACAGTTATTGCTTGGTGGGAGGATACTCAGAAATGATTGGTAAACTTACTAAGCATCCCCACGAGGAAGAAGAATGACTCAGTTTTTATTGTTTGTATGTACATTTTTAGATTTCTGGTTTCTTCCTGCAGTAATAGCATTAGGAGTTTCTATTGTTATTGAACAGATTTTTAGAGCACAAAAGAAACCCCCAGAGATTTTTAAATCTATGGCCGTAAGAAAGTTTCTGTGGAGACAGAATATAATTCTTAACTTCTCTTGGTTCCTGTGTTATTTTATTCTAATGTTCCTATTGAGAGGACAGCAAACACCTATGCCTGATATGATTTGGCAAGGGTGACTATATACTTTACTTAAATTATCACAATGAAAATTTTTCTTGACACTGCTGAAACAGATGTCGTTCGTAAGCATTATAAGACTGGACTTATTGATGGTTTAACTACTAATCCAACTCTTATTCGTAAAAGTGGTAGAAAGCATGAAGATGTTTACCAAGAGTTTAAAGATATTGGTGTGACTGATCTAAGTATGGAAGTGATTGGTAATGCTGAGAATATGATTTCTGAGGGTAAGAGACTTAATAGAAAGTTTGGTAAGATGGCAACCATTAAAGTGCCTTGTACTGTCCCTGGTTTGATAGCATGTAAAGAATTATCAAAAGAAAATATTAGAGTTAATGTTACTCTTATATTCTCACCTTCACAAGCAATCCTTGCAGCAAAGGCAGGTGCAGCATATATCTCACCTTTTGTTGGAAGAGTAGAGGACAATTCATTTGATGGTGTTGCTCTTATAAAAGAGATCGCTGCCATATACAGAAAACAGTATATAACAAAAACACAAGTTCTTGCTGCTTCTTTAAGAGATGTTCATAGTGTGTCTAGATGTTATGCAGATGGTGCTGACATTGTTACGATGCCACCCGCAGTATTTGAGAAAATGTATAAGCACATTTTAACTGATAAAGGACTAGAACAATTTGATATAGATTATGCTGAGAGTGTAAAAGAATGAAAACCATTACTATAGAAGAGTACGGTAAAGATTCTGATAATATTCATAAGAGAGTAGAACAGGGGGAGAAGATCGCAGTAACTGATGGTCAGGTAAGTGTGGTCTTAACTCCTTCGGATGAGTATGTTCGTATGCATACCACAGGAGGAAGTGCAGAGTCTTGACTTTCTCTTCCTCATATCCTATAATCTTCATGTCAACCATTCAAAGCAATGACGCTTACCTCAAAGTTCAAGAAAGACATAGGCATCCTTCAGGCTGCTGCAAATAGAGAAATATTTTTGGATGTAAAGAATCCAAAACTATACAAGAAAATTTGCCGATACTATCAGAACGAAGTGTATTTAGATGGAGAAGATCCAGAAAGAGATTATAACCTTATAATAGAATGTGTAAGACAAGATCTTGAAGAGGTGGAAGTAAAATGAATATACTACTTGAAAGATTTCCTTATCGTTATGTTGAGAGAGGTGTTTTAGAAAACGGTAAACCTGATTTCCGTATCCAGAAGATGGATAGTTATTCTCCTAGATGGAAGGATATGTATCTATGTGATAATGGTATGCAGTTAACCCAAGCAATGGAGGATTTTGAATACACCAAATGGCTTGACCCTGCTGGTGTGCCTTGCTACACTAAGGATGAAGCAAGGAGTTACTCATGAGTGATGAACTAGTTCGTATTGCAAATGCACTAGAAAGAATCGCAGACTTCTATGAAAGAGGTCTGCATGTAGATATCGATCATGCACATATAGATGACATAGGTGAGATACACGGTGATGTAGTAACTCATCCCAAACAATTTTAACTATAAATAAACGCAGAATCACCCCTAATAATCATGGCAAAAGGAACAGCAGCAAAGTCTGCAAGTGGAGCATCAATGTCTAAATATGATGTTGAAGTTGAAGCAAGACTAAAAAAAGCAGAGGAATATATTCAAACTCTATCTCAACAGGTAGCAGAATTACAAGAGCATGTTAATGATCATCAAGTTCCTTCTGTCAAGTTAGACAAACTGACCGAAGTATTCAAGAGAGAC